ACCTGGTGGCACAGCAGATGGAGTACCTTTTAGGTAATCTGGTAGCTCGTCATCCATTTTTTGTGGATTGTGACCAATGATACCTGCGTCATGTTGACCATATGCAGTTGATGCTGGTAATCTATCATCACCGACTTCACCTTTTGGATGATGGTCTTGACCACGTTGACCTCTCTTAGCAGCAATGTTAGCATCAAAAGTTTCTTTAGAACCTTCTAAGATTGCACTAGCGGCTTCAGACAGTTTGAATTTTTTTGTTGTCATCTAAAAATCTCCTTGATTTTATATTTGGTATTTATTGATTATAGTTTTTTCATGAAGTTTTCAAATATGCGAAGACTTACTGCCTCGATTTCCGCACGTGTAGCAGTTTTGATTTCTCTAATTGCTTGTGCATGTTCTACTTCAGTCCAAACACCATTTACCAACATCCATTCTTTTCCTTCCATAATGCCTTGAACAAAAGCTCCAGGCGCAGAAGGGTCTGCTACAATATCCGCCGCTGTGGCCAGATAAAAGTCGGGCTGTACAACATTAACACCGTTAACATTTTTTAGTGAGCCCATACCCCTTGAAGAAACACCTAACTGTGCACCGCCTTCAATCAACTGGCGGGCAATGTTACCCATTGGTGTTTCTAATATTTTTGCTTTACCAATCCATTGTGTACCATCTTCACGCAATCCAACAATCATGTGTGAAACACGGTCTAGATTAATAGTAGGAGAATCAGGATGTCCTAATTCACCAAACGCACGGTTTTTATTTATGTATTCTTCTGTATAACGATGAACTTCTTTCTTCATCGTGTTGTATTCGTATAAACGGCCGTTCTTGTTTTTCTTTTCAGCAACCAAAAATGGACCTTCAATAAACAAAGCTTTCTTTCCGTCTTTGTCTTCTGTTAGGTAATTAACCGTTTCGTAGATTTCTTTGATTAATTTCATGGCGTTACTTTGTAAGCTCCGTAGTTGAATGCTGCAGGATCATTGAACTGGCCACGTTGATACATTGCATTGTCTTTACGCAACTCAATGAATAATGTATAAGCACAGTTAGCACTTAATCCAAAAGTTTGTACTCCAATGTCGCCTGTTTTTCCAGGTGCATTATTGTAAATAGAAACCATACCTTGGTCTTCAGAATATTGACCACACAAATCCATGTTCATGATTGGTGTATTATTTCCTGTAGAACTGTACCAAAACAATTCAACATATCCTTTTTGTTGTGATGCAATATTATAACCAATTCTAGAAATTGATAAACCATAGTATGGTAATGGTGTGTTACTTAAACTTAATGCAGTATACAATGGTGCACCGTTAGCATCTAACGCACCATACAATGTGTTAGCTTGAATTCTAAAGTTATTAGATTCTTGTCCTGTACCATCAAAATTTGCAGTTAGTTTGATAACTGTTTTTTGAGTGGTATCTTTTAAGATTTCGTATGTATAAATGTTTGCCATGTTTGTTCCTAATATTACGGTGTAAGTTTGTACGAACCGTAGTTAAATGCTGCTGGATCTTGGAACTGGCCACGAGCATACATTGCGTTGTTTTTACGTAGAGTAACAATTAATGTATATGCGGAATTTGGTGTTGCGCCTGTTGTCATTATTCCTATGTCACCATTTCCACCAATTGCATTGTTTAGAATAGAAGGTAACTGTTCGCCTAATCCAAATTCGCCTTGCAAATTCAAATGGAAAATTGTCGATGAATTGGCATATTGTGCATTAAAGTTTGCTCCGCCACCATTCCAGTATATCTCTACACCACCAACATTTGATGTTGGAAAATTAACGTAGTATTTTAATCCAGTTAATTGTAAATCATAATAAGATAAAGCAGTATTACTCAAACTTTGTGAAGAATGTAATTGAGCGCCATTTGCATCTAAAGCAAAAGAAAGTGTATTGGCCTGAATACGAGAACCATTGGCTTCTTGGCCAGAGCCATCAAACGCTGCTGTAATTTTAATAACAGAATCCGTTTGAGTATCTCTTAAAACTTGATATGTAAATTTATTTGCCATGGTTCTTTATTTCAATAGTATTAAGTATTTATAACTAATTAATAAGCTTCTTTCTTCATCATTTTCTTCTTCATCATTTTGTGTTTCATTTCATCTTCTTCTTCTTCATTCATACCATATTCAAATTCTTCAAATTTTCCACCTTTTGCTTTTAATTTACTATGAGCTTTTTGTAGGTGAGCTACTTTCTTTTGTTTTTCCGCTGGACTCATAAAAGGTGCATTTTGTTTGAATTTAGATACACCTTTGTGTAAGTAAGAATTCAATGAATCTTTGGACAATTCATCCAATTGTTCTTCATCCAATTCTTCTACTTCTTCATGCATACCGTGCTTTGGTTTTTCTTCTTCTTTTTTCATGTGATGAGTTTCATCTTCCTTTTTCATCATCTTGTGTTTCATTTCTTTTTCTTCTTGTGTTACCAAGCCTTGAGCAATCTCTTGTTTCTTAGCTTCAATGTGTGCAGTAACACGGTCATGAATAGCAGAATATAATGCTGCTCTAAAATTAACAGCATCATCTTGTGCTGCATAATCAATTAAATTTCTTGTTGTATCGGACATATTAATCTCCCAGTTGAAAAATGGTGGTTATATTTATTGGTTTGAAGGATTCTTTTCTTTACTTTGGTCTAATCGCATATCTAATTGATTTTGATGTTCTGCATCTTCTTGACCAATTTGAGAAACCATTTGTTGTTGTGCTACATTATTAGTAACACCAACTGGCAATCCTAAACCTGCATCTTTTTCATCTTCAATTTCTCCTTGCATGACTTTAATTTCATCGTCATTCAAACGCAATACGTTACGTTGAATCCATGCTTGAGAGAAATAACGACCTGTATATGGGTCTACCGATGCCAACAATTGAAGTCTGTTAGTCATCAACTCGGCTTCTTTTAATTCAGTAAAGTTATTGTCTTTAATAAAGTTATAGTGAATATGTTCTTTGAATTCATTCCATTCTGCATCTGTACAGATACCTTTAAGAACACATTGTACACGCAATGCTTGGTCAAACAAGTCAGAGAACTTAGCTCTCATGCGACCGACAAATTTAGCAAACTTTAATTCATCTCTTGTGATTTCACCAACACGACCTAAAGAGAAACCTGATTGGTTTGGATCAAGTCTGGATACTGGAACATTCAAAGACTTATACAGTTTCTTTTCAAAATACTTAACGTCTTCCAACTCGCCTAGGTTCTGTCCACCAGGTAATGTTGTAATCTCTGTACCTTTGCCGCCTTCTCTACGTGGTAACCAGAAGTCTTCCATCATGGACAAGAACTTACGGTCATCACGGACTTCACCTGTATTGGCATCATATACAAGTTTGTTCTTGTATTTTACCATGATGTCACGTAGATATTGTTCTGCTTTTAACTTTGGCAAATTTCCAACATCAATATAAAAAATGCGGCGCTCAGGTGCACGGCTAATACGGTAGATAACAGTTGCATCTTCAATCATCCTTAATTGATTAAGCGGTTTAATTGCTTTGTGTAGATATGATAAAACAACTGCACGGCGTGAGTCCATTAAACCAGAAACAACTGAAATAATAGAGTCTGTTGTAATACGAGTACCAACTGGACCATAATTTGTGGAACTGCCAGTGGTTACTTTGTCGTTAAAAATATAATATTCGTTTACGGTGTTAACAACTTCAACACCTGTACGTTCATCTTTTTGTTTCTTGACCTCACGGATTTTGCGTAGTTTACGTGGGTCAATATAACGTAATTCTTTGATACCTTGAGTTGGTTGCTCACGGTCTATGATAATATGGTAATATAATTTTCCGTCAATGTAGTATCTGCGGAAAATATCTTGAGCCATATTCTTGTAATTCAACATCTTCATTACTGTGTTGAATTCGGCTTTGATTGCTTTTTTAATCTTGTCTGGTTGTTCTAAGTCATCCAGAATAATTTGCAGAATCTTGCCGTCATCGTCTTGGCAGATTGCTTCGTTTACAATGTCGTCAATGGCAGATTCAATTTCTGGTTGCATTGCCATTTCACGATAACGAGATATTAGTTCTACCTCGTTCTTTGCAGTTCCATCTAAGTCTACGTATGTACCATAATATGCGGCAGATGTAATCGTTAATGCACCATCATCATTTGCTGGTGGGCTAAATGATTGTTGCGTTTCTTGCTGGTCTTCACCACGAGAGATGGTAAAGCCAAATAAAGAGAATTTATTTGCCATTTTGTTCCAATTTTCAATTCAAAAACACATAAAAAGGGACCGAAGTCCCTTTCATAAAATTAAGATGTAGTAGCTGTAGTGTTTGTAGATGTCCAGTATTGATATGCAAATGTTACTGTGAATTCTTCAATAGTATCATTTGAACCCCAATCTAAATCGATTGGAGATAAATCAACGGGGAACATACCAACAAAGTCATACGCCTTGATAGCACCTGCTAAACCATCAGCACCACCAGTTTTTGCATACTGATAAACGTGAGCATCAGATGTATAACCTAATGCTTGCGTTGTAGTGAAGTTATTTGATTGTACAGAAGTACCTCTCAAATTACCTTGGTTACTGTTTATATAGTTCATCCATGCTTCGATGGAATTACGAATGATAAAGTTCTCATCGTTAACAATTGTAATTGTCCAATCAGCAAATGTTCTATTGCCAGCAAATTTTACTTCACGACCAAAGTAATACATTGGGACTGTGCCCAATGTAGAACCTGGAAGTTGAGCAGCTTTTGCTAGGAAAGATAAAGATGTTGATGAACTTCCTGCCGCAGGGTTAGCACCAGGTGCATTTTGTCCAGTTGGGATATTTGGAATACTTACCTGGAACAAATTTGGGCGGGCGCCATCGCCTGTTAGGCGTGTTGTGAAGTCGCTAATTTGAAATGCCATTTTATTCTCCTATTTGTTCTTATTTATTAAGCTGTTGTAGTGGTAATTGTTGAGAAATTAACACCAGTTCCAACTGCAACAAAATTCAACTGGATAAAGTTAATAGAACGAGCAGGTTGAATATAAATGTCACCAACAAATTGATTGCTGTTGATAATTTGTGGTGTATTATTTGTGTTGTCACAAACAACTTGGAACGCATTAATACCACGTTGGCCTTGAACGTTACGCAAGAATGGAGTTACTAAAGACACAAATTGTGCTTGTGTAAATGCATCATTGAATTCAAACAATGAGTATTGAGCAGCTCTCTTAATTGCTTGTTCAAGTGTGATAAACAATCTGCGAACATTAATTCTATCAAATGCAGAAGGTTGTGATTGCATTGTTTTGTCACCAAACAATACTGTACCTTGACCAGGGAATGAAGCAACTGGATTAACAGCAACTTGATACAATGCATCACGGTCAGATTGAACTGGATTCCATGCCAACTTGATAACGTTCTTGATAACGCCACGGTTGTAACCAGCAGGAGACCACCATGGATTGTTTGCTGTGTCTGTGTATACACATAGACCTGCAATATCACCATTCAATGGAACCCAACGGTATACATTGTTGTACTTGTCAAACATGTATTTCCAACCAGAATCTGCAAAACCATATGAACCTGTTGGTCCACCAGTGATTGAAGACAATGTATTAATCCATGACAATACACTAGTTCTTTCACTACCAGCGTTATTAACAACTGCTGATTGTGGTGGAGAAACAAACGCAACTGCATCACGGCGTGTAGCTGCAATATTAATTGCATTTGTTTGTACTGCCAAGCTTGTGTATGGTCCAGTCATCAACAATGAAATTGATGCCTGTGCAGGATCAGCTAATAAGTTTTGTGCATTAATGATGTCTGAATCAGTAATTGTTGCATCTGTACCTGCTGCTAATGGAAGTGTATAAGCACCAGACAATGTAGCAAAAGATGTATTTGCTGTTGCCTTACCCCATGTAGCATTTGTAGAACCATAATTTACTGGATCAACTGCGTAAACGTATTTTGAGTTATTGAAAATAGCGTTTTTGTAGTAATTTGATTGACCATTTACATCAACACTGTCAGAAGCTTTAGACAAGAAAGCAAAAGTTTCTAGGACTGTACCTTTTGTACCAGAGAACAAACCGCCTGTATCAACAACTGCGATGTGAATTTGGTCGTTAGCTGCACCTAATTGTGTACCAGTGTAACTTGTACTTGGTTGGCTATTGAAGTAACCAGACAATGAAGTATTTGCGTAATTTGTATTAGCAGAGTTATAAAGTGGAACACTCCAATTTGCATATTGGTTTGCTGTTGCACCAGCGTCAATGACAGAAACTGTCAATGAATTACCTAGAGCACCAGGATAACGTGCAACGAAAGCACCTAATGCGTTTGAAGCACCAGATGGTAAGTAGTTGTATTGGAATACGTTCGAGTTAGTAATCTGAACTTGTGCATTAGCGTTAGCAGAAGAATTGTAACTTGCTGTATTTGCTGCACGAACAACTTGCAAATTGTTACCGTAAGCCAAGAAAGAAGCTGCGGTAAAGAATGAAGCATAAGTGTTGCTATCAGGTTTTCCAAAAGTGTTAAGTAAAATTGTTTCTGAGGAAACTGGAATAACTGTTGCGGCTGGACCCCATGCAAAAGGACCTGCATATGCGCCTGCTGTAGTCAGAACGGAAGGCACAACGGTAGTTAAGTTAACTTCGTTTACACTTACGCCTGGAGATAATAGATTTGCCATTTTTTTCTTCTCCTTGAATTATTATGAGTTTTGGCAGTTGAATACCATAATGATTATTTATGAACTATGATTTTTACAAATTTCTCATCATGTCTCGCATAAAAGAACCATATGTATCACCGCCAGGTGTTGCATCCCACAAATCGCCATCCATCAATTCAAGATTTGTGGTCATTCCATTCTCAATGATTGGTGCAGGTAGAGATTCTTCATCAACTTGATTCATTTCTTCTAACTGCAGCTGTTTACGAATATCATGGTTAACAATTTCTTTGAAGTATTTTTGTGTAGTTACCCACGAAAATATAACCAAAGTCATCACCATATCATCATTTGAACCATCTTCCGCCATAAAACTGTTCTTTTTGGCTACAAAAGTTGTCAATTCTGATATGGTATCAAAGTCATTGATAAGTAATTTGTCACCTTCAATCAACGTTTTAAGGTTGGAACAACCAATACGTTTAACTTGTGGTGACATTTTTAGACCCATTTGTACACCACGAGCAAAACCACCTGACAATTGTTGAGGTTGTTTATTGCCTGTAAATACTTTCCATAAGTTCTCATACTCCAACTCATAGTGTAGAGTGTCTGCAACTTGTGGAGTATTATTGATTTCAACTAAAACATATGCATTATTGTACATTCTAGCTGTGTTATATATTATGGTTGGAAACAATACAGGACTAATTGAAGAACTATGGTATGTGGCAACCTGTTTGTATGGCATCTGTGATATATCAAACACAGAAAATGCTGAACAGTCTAAGTTTTTACCTTCTGAAACGTCAACTGTGATAGCATACAGATGGTCTGCCATGTTTTCACCATCATTTTCTTTCACTGGTTGTTGATAAATTCTAACCTTATCGTGTTCAAAAACGGGGTCATTGTAGACCATTTGTTGTAATTTTTGACCTGAAATCAACGTATTTGTAGAACCTAAGAATTCACATTCAAACTCTTGTCTAAATTGTTCTTCAGATGTATTACGAATTGTTTCTTCTTTCCATTCTTCATCTCGACCTGGCACCATAGACCAATGAATCTCAAATGGTTTATAACCATTCTTATTACCAATGGCATCCATCCACAATTTGTAGAACATATTCATGCCATTGGGAGTAGAAACAATAATAATCTTTGTAGATTTACCAGATGAGATAACAGGATAAACAGAATTAAAAAACTCCTCGGCAATGTTTGCAGGCACGAACGCAAACTCATCTAAGAAGACACAGTTAAATGATCCTCCACGAACTGCGGATGATGAGGTTGATGCGGCCATAATCTTAGAACCATTCTCCAGTTCTACATTACCTTTGTTCCAGGTAATGATACCTTGTTGTAACCACATTGGAAGATTCTCATATGCCAGTTGGTATTTGGCCAAAATATCACGTGCAAGCGAACCTTTGTTAGCCAAAACAGCAACGTTCTGTGAGTCTGAGAATAGAGTTAACCAAAGTAAATATGCCACAGATGTGGTAGTTTTACCAACCTGACGTGGACATTTTGTGATGACGAAACGGTTTTGGTGAAATAACCTAATCATTTCTTTTTGAAAATCCCACATTTCAAACGACATCAAACCACGGTCAACGTTAACAATTTTGATGTAATGTTCTGCAAAGTAAACCGGATCTTTTGCACATTTCAAAAACTCCTCAACTTGTTCCTGTGAATATTTGATTTGTACGCCTGCTTTTTTAAGCAGCGGGTTGTCACGGTAACTATCTTTTGAATCTATCATTCTTTGTTGTTTTTAATAAACTTACTTAACTCTGAAGTTGATCCAACAAAAATGGCTTTATCAATATTTGTAGAACCTGATGGTGCAGCCTTTTTATCCATGTCACGCATTTGTTTTTGTACTGCAAGAAGTTCTTTGTTGGCATCTACCACATTCTTTAGTAGAGTTCCATACACTTCAAATGCACGTGGATGTTGACCTGCTTTTGCAATTTCCAAGATTTCATCCATAGCTGATTTACCTTGGTCTATTAAGTCTTGTAGATTAGTCTTTGTTTGTTCGTATGCATCAACCAAATCTTCTTCAAGTTCTGTCTCAGTAACTTTTACCGCAGGTAAAGTTTCTTTCTTAACCACAGGCGGAGTTACCGCCTTTGTGGTTACATCAAAGATTTGTTCCATGTTTTTATCAAAGTTATTCATAACAATTTAACATTTTAATTTAGACCAAAACCGTGTACATACCAAGTATTTGCTGCTGCGGCCATCAAAGTAACAACACCATAAGAAGTTACATTATGGCTACCTGATGTAGAGTTGCCAGCTGCAAACAAAGAGACACCTGTGTTTGGAACAATAGTGATATTACCTGTTGTTGTGTGTGAAACAACTGTAATGATACTACCATTAGAGAATGCTACATTAGCTGTAGTAGGAATATACAAACTTACATTTGATGTGTTTGTGTAATAAATGTATTTTCCTGCATCTGAAGTTTGTAAAACATAATTATTACTTTGAGCATTTTGTGGTTTTATTGCACCAGCACTATTTGCTTGTGAATATGCTGCATTTGCGGTACTTAAAGCTAAAGCAATATTTGCATTTGCAGTTGCATCAATACCTAAAAGACTTGCAACGTTAGCCGCCAATGATATTGCATTAGCAGCATACCAACCGCCTGCGGTTACTCCATCGTGTACAGTTATTTGATTTAATGTGGTATCAACAATCAATTCACCTGCGGCACCAGTAATACTAGCAAGATTGCTTGTTGGATATCTTCTAAATTGTAGCGTCTTTGACATTTTTTAACCTTTTATGTATTTGGATATTCCGTTATAACAGTATTAATAGTGAATGGTCCAGAGTTGGCCGTTTCTGTTGACATATCTTCTACACCAACATCAGTTCTCAAATCATCTGAACCAGTTTCTGATGACAAATCTTCAAACACATCACCATAAACTGGAGAAACAACAATCTTGGCAAGTTCAATTGGTACAACTTTGTAGTTCAAAAACTTTCTAGTTGCTTCAGAAGTTTGTCCAACAATGTTTTGGTTTGACACAAAATTACCTGTTAAGTTAGTTAAAACTAAATTGTAATTCTGATATGAAACTACTTGACCGGTTGCAGTTGCAAAAGACGCTGAAGGTCCTTGATATGCAATTTCACCAATTTTGTAACTTCCAGTACCAACTTCAGCCATCTCAAACAAAACATTATTTGCTGTTACTTTATTATTGTATATATTTGTAATAGATGTTTCAATTAGTCCAACATTGTCATTGATAGCACCAAAGATGAAACCTTTTACAGTAAAGTTTAGAGTCCAGATAACCATTCTAGTATCTGAATCTCTGTCACCTTCATAAGTTACCTCATAACTAGTGTTATTTAAGATAATAGGAACTTCTTTTACAATACCCATTTCAGGAATCATATTCACTTTGATTGTATAATCTGGTGCAAAATATGGTAAAATGTGCTCTATAATTTGATTACCATCTTCAATGTTACGCACATAGAGATACAAACTAAAATCAAAGTTATAAGGAACTGGAGTGTATTGGGAAATATACTGAGATCCTGTATATGCAAAATTTTGCATATTTGTTATTTGCTTACGTGTTGCATCATATGAAATGCCATTCATCTCATAAGACATACGTGGTAATGCCATTTGAATCTTTTTATCAAGATTTGGATCACCTTGTAGACGCATTACATATAATTCTTTAGTTGCATAATCCAGTGGAACAATAAATCTTTCTTGTTCAGATTCATCTGGATTGTAACGCACCAATGTGATATTATCAAACAAATTGCCAAAAGCAACCGTCAACTTACGAATCATTCTATTATAAGTGGTATTAGACATTATAGACCACCTATAGGATTAGTTTCAGTTGTATCGATAATAGCAGAAGCGGCCGCAGCAGTTAAACTATTGTCATACGGTTCTTTAATTGCAGGTGTTTCTAGTGGGTCATATGTTGATACAATATAACTTGCACCACTTGATTTACCAATAGCCGTACCTCCGTCAGTGAATGTTCCGTATATGTTAGACAATGATAAAGTATTTGTAGATGGAATCCATGATTGCACAGTACCATAAGCATACGCATTTGCATATGTATTGTCTGGTGATTCAAATGCAATTTCTTGTATATGATACGTACCTGAACCAGTTCCTGTAGTTAAATGTAATGTGTAACCAGAATCTGTAACAACAGAATCAATGTCTGAAATACCAGTATTGATAACCTCTTGAGAATACTTGAATTTCTCCAACTCTAACTCATAAAAGTATGGCAGTTTTCTACCCAATTGGAAGAAGTCTTTTGTTTGATTTGTGAATTTGATTTCATACAATTCACCAGTTCCATTAAGAATAGGAATATAAATCAAGTCACCTTCACGTGGTCTTTGGAATGTATTCTGTGGTACTCTTTGGCTAAATGTTCTTTTAGATACAATGACTGAAACTTGGTTGCGAATTTCTAAACCAAATTTAGTAAACATTTCTCTATCACCATTGTACTCTGTGGCATTAGAAAGATACATTTCTAGTGGGAACGCTGTCTTAAAAAATTTAACTGGATCTTCACCATAAAGAAGGTCACGAGCCGCATCGTTATTATTTGGCAAATAGTAAGCATCAAATCCCATAATCTTTATGGATTCTACAATCAAATCTTCAATGATTTTCTGGTCTGGTCTAGACCCATAAAGATTAAAATAATTACTGGTTGCCATTTAGTTCAAGAACCATTCTAATGGTCCACCGTAGTTCTCTATCATGTCTCTTTCTAATCTGGCAATTTCTTCCATAGCCTCATCGTATGTCTCTTTGCCATTCAATGTGACACCACCTGGTAATTGAAGACCACCAAACTTTTTCATGTTTTCTCCCCAACTCCTCTTGATGAGAGCAGTGGCATATTCTTTTAACCAACGGTCATTCCAAACATTTGGATATGTGTCTGGATCAATTGCACCATAACACTCCGCAACTACAACTTGGCCGGCACTAATCTCAAATCCATCACCCCAAGCCCAATCAATGTAAAGTCTTTGCATATTACGTACCCAACGAATAGGAACTTCACCAGTGAACTGGAGTTCCAAAGAACGTAAGTGTTGTTGAGTCAATGTGTAATTGATGTAGGATGCAGATGTGAAGTCATACAACTCATTTAGACGCAATTGGTATCTTAGGTCAAACATATTGATAGTTGCCTGAGAATCTGTCAATGGAAAAATACGTGTGATACCAAGGATGTTAACGTTGTTGCCATCTTGGTCTGTAGCTTGTGAAGCATCCAAATACTGATGAGAAATATCAGTTTCTGTAATGTAATGAATCCAATAGAATTTTTGAGCACCATCGAAATGGTAATCTTGCCAGTATTGTATTGCATCATCAATACGGTCGGATACTTGGTCTTCATCCACGTTGATGTCAATGACTGGCGCTCCTAACCTACGTAAACAGTAGTTTGTGAAATCTTGTCTAGTTAAAATGGGTGCTGAGGCCATGCAAAAATCTCCTAATTTGGCCTATTTATTCAACAAAAGATTATAGACTTTCTATATTAAACGTTAGAAATTTACGGTAACTTTTGAACCAAACAATACGTTCATACTGATAGTTGGTTTTTAATTGCGGTTTCTAATTTTGATTGTGTTCCATCTGGCATAGTATTTTCTTTTTATGTTGCAAAAAGTTACATTATGCAACTTTAAAATTCAATCAGAGGACGGGTATAAAAGATAAATTAACATCAAAAATACCTTTGTTTTTAGCTTCATTTGTATTGATTTCATCTACAACGTCAAAACCCAATGTCAAACGAAAACCATCATAATTTTCATGAATTTTTACTTCATGATGTTTTAAGCTTGGCCCTACATAAATATTACCAATTTCATTTTTTATTTCAAAATCATCAAAAACTGTTGAAGTATTTTTGGGATCAATTGAAACATATCCATGAAACCAAGATCCTTTATGAATGTGTCTTTTTAAAACTTGATGAGGATTATGATAGTTTAACCAACATTTCATCCATAGCGGCCTATCATCATTTGCAATAGTTCTAATTATTTCACACAATTGTTTGTAAAGTTGAAAAAATAAATTAGATCCAACAGTCAAAGAAAAAATATTGTAATAAGCATAACTTTTTGTTGAATCAATGTTGTTATAACTTACATGAGTATCAAATCTTTTGTGTGCGTCTAAACAATCTAAAATAAAATTTTTTTGATTATTTACAATTAAAGATGAGTTACAAAGAAAATAACCATTTTCTTTTATTTGTTTGATTACAACAATGTTTTTCATGATGATTTAAATATTCTTTTTTTCATCAAAGTCATATATCCGTTAGCCATTTTGTACAAAGATTTCAAATTCATTTTTGGTGTAGTATGTTTTACATTTAAGCAAGCACGAGTAAGTTGTTCTATGTCTTTTGTTAAAACTCCTTGTTTTAAAATAACCGTATCATCGCAATCAAATTTAACCATGAATAATGGTTGACCTCTTTTTAACTTTACAACTGTTTCAGTTAAATAAGTTTCTGTTGTATAAACAATTGGTCTACACCATTTTGTAATGTCAAATTGACCTGGAACTAATTTTATGGGGTTTGGATCATCATACAAAGGAATTGGCTGTGTGATTAGTTTTACTGGTTTTTTACTATTTGTAATAAACAAATATCTTGGCATCAAATGAAAAAGATGAGACCCATTGGGTTGCATCCTTACTTTAATATTATTGTCGTAAAAAGTTTGACCGAAGTTATTAATAGTAGAAATATCATTTTTTAAAGTAATTTCAAGATCGTAAGGACTTTTAATGATGTATGAATTTTTCAAATAATCAATAAAAGCAGGACATTTTAAATATTGTTGACCTTCTTTTGCTTCTAAAAAATATTTAATAGCAGATTGTGGTTCAATATAAACAATGTTTAACTCTGGCATATCGTCAAAGTTAGGTTTAATTGTAATTGGCATCCATTGTATTTCTATCATTTTTAAGGCCAAGGATAAGTTGTTGTTTTCCAAACATTGTTGATATCACGATTTTCAGTGAATACACCATTAACTTTTTTAGGAAGCACGGGCAACAAAACATCTATTGGATCTTCTGTTTTAACAGTTGAATTAACAACTTCTTTGTATGTGTTCCAAACATTAATTTGAGATTGATCTGATATTTGTGAAATCATATGATCTGCATTATCAATCAAAATTTTTAATTTCAAATCTAAAATACGATTAATATAATTCATTTCTGCTGTTTTTTCTTCTTCAGTCATATCAATAGCAGTGAAAATTTCAGTCCATGAAACACCATCAGGTGCTAAACCATATGTTTTTTGCTGTTTTTGATATATGCCAAATTCAATATCAGGTTTATCTTTATGAATAAACGGTTGAAAATTGAACGGAATTTGTCCGTGAACATCTAATATGTTTTCTTCAAGATAAGGATGACCGATTGGTTGTCCATTTTCAATTTGAATATAAAAAGCCATTTTGATTTCCTATATCAACTTACACATGTAGATGGGAATCGCCTAGTGTTACCAGGATACACTATCCTTACACCACCAATTCCACCGTATCTACAATTTCCAGATGCAGGTGTTGACCCACCGTAATTTCCACCGTACATAGCAAAAGCAATATTTGATCCGCTACCGCCACCAGACCCTCCGCCTCCGCCATTGTTTGTACCACAAGCACCTTTTGCTCCATTGGCTCCTTGGCCGTGTAAACCTACACCACCTCCTGCACCGCCGCAATATCCAAAAGTTGAGCAACAATAACAAACATAAGTTGAATTGCCGCCTCCGCCGCCACCACCAGATCCGCACTGAGCACCTCCACCTGCGCTTTGTGCTCCTTTTCCGCCAGAACCAGTATATCCTCCTGCACCCATTCCACCATTCCAACCATAGCTATTGCCGTAAGCACCTTTACCGCCGCCGCAAGCACATGAATAATTTGAACCTTGGCAATATATATTATTTCCAGAGGCAACTGCATAATTAGTTCCACCAACAACTACATAACTACTTGACGCAAATTGAGAGTTGCAATAACGTCCACCTGAACCCGCATAAACTGTTACCGTTGACCCAGGCGTAACTGCAATATTGTTTGAATACGCAAGCGCTCCTGCAGGCCCATAACGTCCTCCTGATCCACCGCCTACTGTAACAACGGAAATTGAAGTAACACCTGCAGGAACCGTCCAGTTATAAGTTCGTGTTGAACCACGCGCTCCGCAGAAAGTGGCACATCCACGAACAGCTTGTGTGGTTGCACTAGCATTACCACTATAAGATCCATAACCTAATGAGTTTTGTGCTCTCACATGGAATGTGTAACTTGTTGATGAAGATAAACCGGTCACACTAATTGGACTACTTGAGCCTGTTGCTGTTTTTGTTCCAGTTGAAGTACAAACAACTTGATAACCAGTAATAGATAAGTGTCCTGTACAACTTGGTGCTGTAAAGGAAACAGAAATTGCAGAACAACTTGTAGCTGTAGCGGAACCAATTGTTGGGGCACCAGGAACACTTGTATTACTTTTACCGTGGCCTGTATTCATACAGATAGCACCAGATGATTGGCCAAATAGTGTGCGAACGGCCGAGCAATTCAATGATATTTGTGCAGTTGCTGAATATCCTAATTCGGTGTCTATATTACTAAACGATATTGCGCCTGATGCAGGTAATGTCATTTATTTTCCTTTAATCTTTCGACTTCTTCACTTAATTCTTTGATAGCTTCCACTAGTAATGGAATCAATTTATCATATCTTACTGTTAAATATTTATCATCAATTGGTGCAGGAACCACAATTTCAGGTAATATTGCTTGAACTTCTTGTGCAGACACACCAACTTCTCTAATTGATTCATATCCTAATGCTTGTGCAGTTTCGTTAGCTTCATAATAGAAACCATTGAGACTTTTAACTTTAGACAATGCATTTTGAATTGCACCCAATTTAGTTTTTAACCTATCATCGGAGTAGTAAGCAGTAATGTTATTGGTTGCACGAATCTCACCAGCAGTTCCAGAAGCTGCGGTGCCAACTCCAAGCGAGTTAAACTGTACACTAGAAGAAGTAGCAACTGCTTGACCAATACTGAATGTAACTGCTCCTGTTGCACCGGACACAGAAACACCTGTACCTGCAACAGCGGAAGTAACTGCACCACTAGATGTTAGATAACCAGAAGGATTAGTTGAGTTGTATGGAGTGTATCCTAATCCTGTTGTAATTTGACTAGATGTTAATGAACCTGTGTATGTGCCAGTTAAGTATGTTGCTGAGTTGGCAGAACCAGTGGTATTTTGGTTTAATGTTCC